CGGCTATTCGCCGAATGGGAATCCTCGCTACATCGCCAAGTGCAATGCGAGGAGGATCTCAGTGCCAACGGCTGACTGCGAAGGTCGTAGTCAGGACGAACATGCACACTTTGCCGCTCAGAAGTTAGCTCGGATGCTGGAGTGGTCCGACCAACTTCTGGGAGGTTCAATCGATAAGGGAGCTCATTGGGTCTTTGTCCAGATCCCAAAGCCGACTTCCGTTGAATGGCGGCGGACCGGGCGCACGATCTTGACTGACATCTCGAGAAGCTGGCTACTGTGCAATGGCGATCGCGAAATCCTTTATGTGTCCCGTGCGGAAGGACCGAACGGGTACGCGATTACCCCGTCCAAGGCGGACGATCTCGTGCAGTTAATCACTAACCTGTTGAATGGAAAGGCGGTCGACGATGAAGCTTAATTCTGACGGCGGACTTGTGTGCGATGACGTGATGGGCGGCGACGAGGAAAACTGTGAAGGAGAGCAGTTCGCCATTGACCTCGCCATCGATGGCAAGGTCAAAGTGCATTGCCTTGATTGTGGAAAGGAGTTCGATATCGCCGTCGTCACGCAGACCTTCGCCGATCAGTAATGGCCTGCCCGATAGATCCTACCAGCTAGGATCTTGAGGGGAGTTCACTACATAGGGTGGTGCTCCAGAAGAGGGTGTTACAATGGGCGAAATCGATTATTCAGCTCCTGAGAAGATTGTTTTGATCGGCCGTTCGCAGGCCGGTTGGCACGCGGCATACACCTGGGGAGGCGGTGGTCAAACCGGGTCTTCAAGCGGTGGTTCGCTCGAAGGATACGTGAAGGATCGCCCTGCTGGCGACGAGAATTCTCGTGGTGGCAGAACTGCGGAGGGAGCTTTCGTTTACGACGGGAAGAATCTCTCCTACGAAGATGCCGCCAAGATTGCGATTTGTGGACCGATTCCGTATCCCCTTGTGCCGCTCGGCATGGCGGAATATGAGCACCACTATCCGCCAATCTACAAACACGCGTCGGAGTGCAAGATCGGGAGCATGACGTACGTCGCGGTCGACGTCTACCTCGATTATTATCGGAGGGCTGGAGCCCGTATCGGGCAGGTTCACAACGAGCGCGTCTATTGGGACGACGAACGCGTTCCGGATGCGGTGATCGAGGCCGTCTGGAAGCTTGTCCATAACCCGGAAGAATTGAAGGCGAGTTGCCAGAAATTTCAGTCAGCTCTTCGTCTTCTCGGGTACGATTCGCTCGGCGGGCACTACTATCTGAATCCGTGGTGTGGGATGTACGTCGGAATCGAGAAGGACGGATACACTCACTCCTGAATTCAGTTCTAAAAATCTCTAGACATGGCATACCGCCTTCGCTAGACTGTATCCAGTAACCCAACCAAAGAGGGATTCAAATGTATACCGACAAGAACTACCAATCGAAGGCTGAGTTGAAGCGAGACGTTGCTTCTGGCAAGAAGGTGACGATCTATGCCCCTGGACTCGGGACGCCTGTCGTCAACGGGAAGGAGACCGTCTGCGGGCCACATTTCCCCGCTCCTCATCGGTGGTACGCCGAGGTTATCATGAAGGACGGCGTGATCGAGAAGGTGAAGTGATGTACCTTCCGACAATGGACATGGTGAAGGCTTTCCTCGGTACTCCGCTCACGGAAAACCACACCTCCAATGGCGAGCGTATTCTTCCCGACCATCGGCTCGTGAGCTGGCGACTTCCGGTGACGCCCGAAAGCAAGAAGTTCGCCGTCGAGAAGCTTGTGGACATGCGGAAGAGCTGGCCTTACACCAACGTCCAAGTTCACGAATCGGTGTTCTTGAACCACATTGACGTTGTCTTCCGAATTCGTCTCTAGCCTTGCACATTCTAGTCTATGGCCTCTCCAAGTAAAGCTTGACGGGGCCATAACTAGAGGGTACAATGCCCTTACAACCTGGACATTCCGTCTGGGTCGAGAAACGGAGTTACAAATGGGTTCCAAGAATCGGAAGGCAGCAATCGCAGCGGCGGCCGAGAAGCGCACCAAGACCGTCGAGAAGTACGTCGGCAAGGCTCCGGAAACTCCCCTGGAGAAGACTTCGGCGATCATCATGGACGAGGTCGACAAGGACATGGACAAGGAGATCGCCGCTCGCGCGGAAGCCAAGGCGAAGCAGGAAGCCGACGGCGACAAGATCCTCGCCGACATGAACAAGGAGGCGGAGAAGTCGGCCCCTGCCCTCACGGCATCGCAGCCGACGGCTTCTGCGGCTCCTGCACCTTCGGTGACGACGGGCGGTAAGCTGGCGAATCGCCTCCGCTCGTCGGCAATCTCCCTCCCGACGAAGATGGTCTGGGAAATCGCGGACATCATGAAGAAGGCGAACCCGAACGTCCGCCGCAAGGACGTCATCGCCGAGTGCATCAAGCAGGGAATCGCCACCTACACCGCGATGACGCAGTACCAGCGGTGGTTCACGGCGCACAAGGCCGACGCGGTCGCGGTCGCTCCGAAGCAGGCCACCGCTTCCAACGGTTAGACGCTTTCCCTAGGATCTAGGTGCGGATGGACGCTTAAATGTCCCCTAGATGCTTGGCTGGTAGTTTGAGGCCAAGATGCGGATCAGAAGCCTAGATCCTAGCGGAGGTAGTCTAACCTGGAGTACAAATGATTCTATTCAACCAGAAGGCGTCGGAGAATAAAGAGCTCTTAGCTCTTGAGTTCGCGGAAAGATACACGCATCGGCAACTCGTGGAGGATCACGAGGCTCTTGTCGGCTTGGCTATGTCCGCGAATTCCTGCAACCGGCCACTCCTCCAAGACATGGCGGTCTTGTTTACTGCCATCGAAATGCAGCACAGGGGATTAGGAAGGATCTACAACGCCTAGCCTACTTAATCTTCCAGGCGTTCCCGAGCACGAATGCTCTCCCCTTGGCGTTGAACCGTGTCATAATCTGTACCGAGGGGATCTCCGCTAGCATGTTCGCATCCATAAGGTCTTGGATAGCGCTCTTCAAAGCCGCAGTGCTCCCTCGCTTGTCCTTCCGGAAGGCGGCGAGCCCTGCGGTTTTCCGTAGAAGGTAGCAGTACGGAATCGCCTTGTCTTTGAACATTGGAAATTCGACACCGTACTTCTCGATTTTCTCAAACGGATTCTTGAAGTAGAATTCGATTACATGCTTGAGGTCCGACCCGAGCTTGGAGTCGCCTGCTCCAACGTCGCCAGACTTAAACCTGTCGACCATCGTCATTACGTCTTTGCAGACGAATTTGATGGCCCAATTCGCAAGCTCGGCTGTAACCACAGGCTGGTGCGGATTAACGCCTACCGCAAGAAGCGCAGCGAGTTTGAGCGCTTTAAGGTGCGCGCGATTCCAGACCTGTCGTTCGACATCGTTTCCGTGAGTTCCGTTGATTTCGCTATCACAAGATTCGTCGAATTTGTCGAGTATAGACTGAGCCGCGGAATCAGTAGCGACTCCCATGCAACTTCGATTATTGGAAGTCGTGAGTGCAACGGCGACCATGTCCCCAAACCGGCGGGTAAGTTCCTCTCCTGGGGGATGCCCCGCGTCTTTGTTCCGTGGTGGACGATGTCCATCATATTGAATAATACTGAATCGAGGAATAAGTCCGTCGGCGATGTGCGAGGCGTCGAGACCTTCGAAGAAAGTCTCGGGGGTCGACTCACCCAAGATGGTAACATTGGGGCTTTGGATGACCTGTGTGTTTTTCTCGACGTCGGAGTAGACGGAACTTTGGAGCATTTTGTTCCAACCCGATTTGCTCCAGAGGTCGAGTAATACTTTTCGGAGCATGACTTGTGCCGAAATCGCATTTGGGTCACATAGTTGCTGGAGTGTAAGACCGAACTCGCCGAGTACCGACACAAAGCAGGGCTTCTTATCCAGAATCTTGATGAGAGCTTGCCCTGACGCAAACGCTGATGGACCGACGAACTGGTCCACCATCGGTATCTGTGGCCGAACTGCCGCTATCATCGCGTCAATGCCAGTAGCGACGCCTTCTTTGCCCGCTCCAGTTCGAGCGATAAGGATAAGGTACTGATTCAGACCAACACCGGAGATGTTGTAGGATCTACCAACGACTCCAGCGCACAAGGCCAGCGCTCCAGCAAGAGCAATATCCGGCACCGGGCGAACTGCTGACTGATAGAAGTAAAGAGCGATTTCGCCGACCAGACCGGGCGGAAGTTCAATTCCCGGCAAGGCTGGAGGCGCTTTGGCAGGCGGTAGCAGGGTAGTAACCGCTAAGGGCGCGGGGCTTTGCAAGGCTATTACGGCCGTTTGCGGGGCCACCGGCACGGGCGTTGACGGTTGCGGGGCCAATAGGGCATTGAAATCAATGTGAGTAGGCTGCTTTGCCCGGATCTTCTCGAGCGCGTAATCGAGGTACTTGTCGTTTCGAATAGCCTTTTCGCGTTGCCCGAGCTTGGAGTATCTGAACAGACGCCGAACCTGCTCGTTACTCCTTGAGTAAAAGCAGTACATGGAGAGAAGAGCGAAATCCGCTTCTGATTGGGAGCCGTACCCCATCTCTTGCCATAGGCCGTTGCATAGGTCGCGGAACTTTTCCGCGTTGACGGCACTGTCTGCCATCTCGAACACTTCCCGATCCTCAAGAAGCTCGTCCTCCTCCTGCAATGGCGGAGTGGGAGGGCGCATCTCCGTGACTAATGTCAGAAGGAGTTCGCTGTAGTCTGCGACCGGAGCCTGACGAACCACGTCGCCCGTGCAGATCATATAGCGACCGGAGCTGTAGACTTCGACGTGGTCCTTGTTTACGCCAGACGGGATTGATCCCTTGACGACAATGTGGTAACCACGTCCAGAGACGGATCGCTCTGTGTAGCTGGCGAATGCGTCTAGGATCTTTTTATGCCGTTCCAGATCCTCTTGCGTGGCTGGATTGGTGAGCTTATCGTCGAGATCGATTACGGCGAACGGATCCGACTCCGAAAATGCAAATCCGATGAACTTGTATCCGGCATGGCAAGCTTCTTCAAAAGTCCCCCAAGTGGTCGGATCTGTAGAAGAAGCAAGGTTGCCGGTTCTTGGATTGCGAGGAGCTTTGTCCTCGTAGCTCGCACAAACAACCCACTGCGGCAAAGCACGGAGCTCTGCCGGAATATTGTGCCATTGCACGAATACTCCTTAAGGCTTTTCGATAGGGAGGGAAGTTCGAGTCAGATACTCGTAGAGTTTCTGAACCCGATTAACTCCGGGATCCTTGATCTCATTGCTGGCCATCTTCCGGATCCAGTAATACGGGAGCCCGGTATCGATCGCAATTTCTGGAAGAGTCTTTGGTCTGTGGTTGCACAAAATATCCAAGGTGGCCGCGAGTAAAGATCCCATGCCCGCCATCCTACCGTAACTCGTACCTTATTTTCAACAGGCAAAGTAGATATGGAGTCGTTACAGTACGATCTAAATAACCGGTTGCCTTAAAAGGGCCGGTGGGCCATTATTAGGGCTTGAAAGTTCGTGAAGTCGAAGTCCAAGCTGTTCCACGTTGCAAAGAGGAGGTCTACCATGAAGGAGTTTCTTCCGGTTCTCATTGCCCTGTTCATCGGGCTTCTGGGAACCGCGTGTTGCAGAAGTGAACCGGGCAGGGTGACGCTGAGCTGTGTCGCAAGCAAGGAATCTGCTCGCAACGACACTGCAAAGCGGGTACAGGACACGATCCTGCGCAGCACCAGCACGGAAGATACCCGAACCCCGTTCGCCAATTCGTCCAGCATTCTGCTCGGCGACGTCGGCGACACTCACCAGCCCGAGGTCGGCATCGCCGCCGGCTCGAGCAACTACACCGGCCAGGAGTGCGACCAGAATCGGCTTACGTATCCGATTCCTGATCCCTCGTTGACCTCACTGTAGCTGGTCTTCGCTTCACGGTCTTTACCGTGTCGTATATGGAGCGCATTGTCGAGGCCAATGGACAGCTCCAACACAACCAGCTGATTGACTAAGACTGCCGAACAGGCGTCCCGAAAGTCCAGGCAACACCCAGCCTGAATCGGAAACCAAAGATTGGACTGTCGGGAGACGGACCAATCTTTTGTTTTCTTTAGGATCCAAGAAATTGGTTCTTAAGGAAAGCAATCCAGAAATCCATTGCAGTAGCTAGGCTAGGTCGCCTACAATTTAAGGCAACCCAGGAGATACGAAATGCCGGTTACGCCAGCCATCCAGATTCTGATTGATCAGTGGAATGCGAAAGTCAAGGAGATGGCTCCGCTGAAAGCCAAGATCGTGCCACTTGCGGCGGAGGAACAGGCGTTACGACGTTTAATTGTCCACAGCCTCTGGCCTGCGAACGCCAATGAAGGCACTCGATACGAGGAGCTTGCAACCGGCCAGCGCCTGAAAGGCAACGTGAAGATCGACCGAAAGGTCGATGAAGCGGCCTACCAGAACAACCATGAGCGTATCTGGAAGGAATTAGGGAATCCGCAAACGTTCTTCAAGACGGAGCATTCGCTGGATCTGAAAGCCTACCGCGCGCTCCCTGCGGAGAAGCAGAAGATTCTCCAAGAGATTTTCGTGGAGAAACCAGCATCCCCTGAGTTGGAGCTTTTGCCCCCTAAAGAGGGGTAAGGTCGCGCAATGGCTCCGAACACACCGAACATCATTATCCGGACGACCGACGAGATTACGCAGTCTCGCGGCGTCAAAGTTCTAGTTCATGCTGGAACTGGAGTCGGGAAAACGCGCATGTGCGCGACCGCACCAGATCCCTTTATCATTTCTGCAGAGCACGGACTTCTCTCTCTTAAGAAATTTCGAATTCCTGCGACTGAAATTCGGTCGATGGCGGATCTCGGAAATGTCTACCTCTGGTTGATGGAATCTAGCGAATCCCGGTTCATCCAAACCGTCTGTATCGATTCTTGGTCCGATATCGCCGAAGTCTTTCTTGAGGAGCTTCGGAAGATCGTAAAGGACCCGAGGCAAGCATACTTCGAAACCCAACTTCGAATTCTGGAGATGACACGGTACTTCCGGGATATCCCAGACAAGAATGTCTACATCACCGCAAAGTCCGGATATGAGAAGGATGAGCTTTCCGGTGCGATGAAGTGGGGGCCGATGATGCCAGGAAACAAGCTGGCGCAACTTCTTCCATTCTTGTTCGACGAAGTTTGGGCACTCCGGACTTCCTCTGCAAAGGATCCGGTTACCGGCATCCCTTACCGATACGTCCAGACGCAAGAGGATCTCCAATACCTTGCAAAGGATCGCAGCGGATCTCTTGCGTTCCAAGAGCCGGCTGATTTGACTCACCTATTTAACAAGATGCGCGCCTAGCACGCATCGCAACCCGAGGTAGAACTGCAATGGCAACCGGAACGGTGAAGTGGTTCAACGATGCGAAGGGCTTTGGTTTCATCACTCCTGACGAGGGCGGAAAGGACGTATTCGTCCACCATACGTCCATCCAGTCGGAGGGATTTCGAAGCCTTGAAGAAGGCTCGAAGGTCACGTACGAAACCGTGAACGGCGACAAGGGCGTGCAAGCTGCCAACGTCCGGCAGACCTCCAAGGGCAGCTCGGCTCCGAAGTCCAACCCGAAGAAGAAGTAATTTCCTTCAACCAAGAGAGCGAACATGAGCAAACTACCTGGAGCATTTGACGCCAGCACCATCAAGCCGGGAGGGATGCTTGATCCCGTTCCGTCTGGCGTCTACAACGTGAAGATCGTCGAGTCGGAGATGAAGCCGACTTCTGACGCGAAGGGGCAGTATCTCTCCCTCACCCTGGAGATCCTGGACGGCGAATTCGCGGAGCGAAAGCTCTTTGACAACCTCAACCTTGTCAACGACAACGCGACCGCCGTGCAGATCGCGCAGGGTGCCCTCTCGGCAATCTGCCACGCCACCGGCGTGATCCGCCTGGACGATTCGGCGGCACTCCACAACATCCCGATGCAGGCCAAGGTCGGCTTGGAGAAGGGGGGCACCGGCAAGGACGGAAAGACGTACGAGGACAAGAACAAGATCAAGCGCTACATGCCGATCGAAGGTGGCGCTGGAGCTCCCGCCGCTGGCGGGTTCATTCCGCCGGGTGAGCAAGTCAAGCCGCCTCCCGCCTCGGCGGCTCCGGCGACGGGTTCTCCGCCGTGGGGAGGAGCAGCCGCTCCCGCTGCCGGTGCATCTACCGGATGGACGCCGCCCGCTGCAAAGCAGCCCGAGGCTCCCTTTGGCCTGAAGGCTGATGGGTCCTACGAGGGATCTTCCTACCCTCCGGATGCTCACAAGTGGGCCGACGCAAACGCTTCCAACGAGGAGGCCAAGAAGATCATCGCAAGCCGTCCGAAGAAGCCCGAATCGGCAGCGCCTCCGGCATGGTCGCCTCCCACCTCGGCTCCGGCTGAGAACAAGCCGCCCTGGGCGAAGTAAAGAACTTTTGGATTCCTAGGTCTAACTTCCCTCGGGAATCGTTAGGGGCAACCTAGGAATCCTCTTTCTAAGAGGCAACGGTACTGGAAGGCGAATCGCTACCGTTGTCTCCTAAAAGGAGATTCAATGCCCGACGATATTGTCGACCGAAAGCCATGCACCGATTGTGGTCTTACTGGTTCTTTCTCGAAAGAGAAGGTCTGCCCTTCTTGTGGTCAAGCAGGATACTTTTACGGAGTAAACGACAATCCGACGCAGAAGCGAACCGTCGACACGGCGGCGCTGATCTACAGTGCGGCGATGAAACAGCGTAACATGAGCATTCCGCTTCCGCCGCCCAAAGAAGGTCTCGAGGTTCCCGTCTGGTCTCTTGTCATGAAGGACATGACTGACCGGGATCAATTTGGCCGGAAGAAGTACGGGCAACCGCTGAAAGCGCACGATGGACGGGATCCATTGACGGATGCTTACCAGGAGGCACTGGACCTTGCAGTTTACCTGCGGAAAGCAATTTTTGAGCGGGATGGCAAGTGAGCTTACTTCCGGCCGTTTTTAAGCCGTCGAAAGACCAGATTATTCCAGCGACCAAAACGCTGGAAGCAATCACCGCTGGCCTTCTGAAGGATGGTGGTAATCTCTACCGAAAGTTTCTTCAGCTCCAACTGCCAACTGCGGCGGACGCTTATCGACAGGACGATTCTGTACTCCGTACTCATCTTGGCGCGAGTCAGATCGGTAAAGAGTGCAGTCGAGAACTCTGGTACGGCTTCCGGTGGGCAGTAGACCCAAAGTCTCGTCGGGAATGGCATGATGGGCCACACCAGGTTCCTATCTGCTTTGCATGTCAGAAACGAGCGGCGGACATGGTCCGATTGCTCAACCGAGGACATCTCGAAGAGCCAAGGGTCGTGGCCCTTCTTTTGATGATCGGTTGCACGATCTACCAGTTTGACGAAAAGGGGAAGCAGTTCAAAGTCTCCATTTTCGATGGCCATTTCGGTGGATCCTGCGATGGAGTCCAGGTCGGGATTCCCGATCTTCCGGTCGGGACTCCTTCTCTCGTCGAAATCAAGACGTCGAACGACAAAAACTTCGATAAGCTTGCAAAAAGCGGTGTCAAAGTTGTCAAACCAGAGCATTTCTACCAGATGCAGACGTACATGGGCGGACTTAATCTTACGGTCGCCATCTACATCGCCGTCAATAAGAACGACGACGAAATCTGGGCAGAGCTCGTTTACTTTGATCAGGAAGTGTACGCCGCGATCCAAGCGAAGGCAAAAACAATCGTCTACTTGAACATGCCTCCTTCCAAGATCAGTAACAATCCATCTTGGCACAAATGCGCATTCTGCGAAGCGAAACACCTTTGCCACAAGACTCTCGATGCAACGGGCAAGGTTCCTGAGCCGGTTCGTAACTGCAGAACGTGCATCTTTTCCAAGCCGGTTGCGGATTCACTCTGGCTTTGCGGCCAGACGGACACAACCCTGAACAAAGACCAGCAAATCGCTGGTTGTGGGAAGTACACTCGAATCGGCGGTATGTGATAGGCCATGCGCTTTGATCATCGCGACTACCAAGAAGCTGCTTGGCGCTCCGTAGTTGAGTATTTCCAGGAGGGCAACAGGGGTAACCCTCTCATTGCCCTCCCTACAGGCACGGGAAAGAGCCCTGTAATCGGCCTGTTAATAAAGTACATGCTGAGCGAGTACCCGCGCACCCGTATCATTGTCGCGACACATACGAAAGAGTTGATTGTCCAGGATCTAAAAGCGCTCCAACGAGTCTGGCCGAGCGCTCCTGTAGGCGTCTACTCTTCCGGGCTTAAGAAGCACGAAACCTTCTACCCAATCACATTCGCAGGAATCGATTCCATAGCCGATCAGGCCCACCTTTTCGGGCATATCGATATCCTCATTGTGGACGAAGCCCACCTAGTTTCGCCTAAAGATGATACGCGCTACCAGAAGTTCGTTCTAGCTCTTCGAAAGGTTAACCCGTACATCAAGGTAGTTGGTCTAACTGCCACAATCTTCCGGAAGGGGCAGGGTCTTCTCACGGACGATAACGGGATCTTTACCGACGTCTGCTTTAACGCGACGACACTAGAATCCTTCAACTGGTTCATAGACGAAGGGTATCTTCTTCCGCTCATCCCACATAAGACTGAGCAGGAGTACGACACCTCCGAGATCCAGGTTCTTGGAACTGGCGACTACAACCAGAAGCAGCTCCAAGAAGCGGTCGATAAGCAAGAGCTGACCTATAAGGTCTGCGCAGAAACGATCCGGCTTGGGGAGCACCGGAAGCACTGGCTTGTGTTCGCGGCTGGAGTGAATCATACTCTCCATACACGGGATATGTTTGTGAATCTTGGAGTCAATGCAACGTGCGTTCACTCCAAGATGGGAGACAAAGAGCGTGACGCGAATATTCTTGGATTCCTCAACGGGGAATACCAAGTAATGGTCAACAACGGCATTTTGACCACAGGGTTCGATTTCCGGGCGCTGGACCTTATTTCTATGATGCGGTCGACAATGTCGACCTCACTCTGGGTCCAGATGCTAGGTCGCGGAACAAGGCCGAATTACGCTTCCGGGTTTGATCTAACACAGAAGTGGGCTCGTCTCGCTGCCATCCAAGCGAGCCAGAAGCAGAATTGCCTCGTTCTCGACTTTGCCGGGAACACTAAGCGACTCGGCCCAATTAACGACCCTGTGATCCCGAAAAAGAAGGGGTCCGGGGGGTCACGTCCAGCTCCGGTCAGGATCTGCGAAATCTGTATGACGTATAATCATGCAGCAGCTAGATTCTGCATCAATTGCGGGTCTGAGTTTATCCGGCATGTTGCGATCCAGGAGAAGGCTTCGACGGCTGAGCTTATCCGGAAAACGGAGGATAAGGCTCCTCCGAGGTTTGAAGAGTTCGACGTAAGTAGGATCTCGTACAAGATCCATCAGTCCCGGAAGGGGACACCGCCGTCGCTAAAGGTGAGTTACTACGCTAGTGTCTATAATACCTTCAACGAATGGCTCTGTTTCGAACACCTTGGATTCGCTTCTGTAAAGGCTCGAAAAGTCTGGCGTGAACGGACCATGGAACCTGAGAAGCCGGTTCCAGATACGGTGGAAGAGGCGATCGACCGAATTAAAGAGCTGAGAGCCCCAAAGCGTATCAAAGTCTTTATTCGTCATGGTCCGGGTGAACATTCGGAGGTCGTCGGCTATGAGTATTAACATGTTGCGGTTGCAGGTAAACCTTCAAGAAGAGGCACTAAAGAGTGCGACATGGCACTCTTGCCTGAACTGTGGCCACTTCGGAGATTCAGACGCCAAGCGTAAGCTGGCCAATCTGGGTCTCTTAGAAGAACTTCAGTGCATGAAGTACAAGGCGAAGCCTCCTCTGAATGTGATTGTTGTCGGGTGCGAGAGCTGGGAAGACGGAATCCCATTCTGACGGGATCTAGATACTTCCAGAAATCTGTTTTGCGTAGTTGCACCTTTTAAGGGTTCCCTATAAAGTCCAGCCCGTAGGATCTGCGACATGGGGTCGCAGAAGGATCTAGGATAGGATCTTCCCAATGCCCGAGAAGAAAGCCGTCAAGAAATCAGCTTCAAAAGGATTCTACGCTCGTGAGCGCGACGCAAAAGCTGCGGCGCTCAAGAAGTACAAGGAAGGCGAATTCGAGATCGTCTACGGGCCGAAGGGCCATTCGATCCGAGAAGTCAAGCAGTACGTCGCGGTCCCGGATGCGAAGTTGCATGGGCCGCATGACGAGCCGGAAGAAAAGGAAGAGCAACCGGAGACGGACAAAGCCCCGGAGGAACTTCTACCCGTGGCTTCCATTCCTCCCAAAGAGGAATCCGACGATATTCGGAGCGATAGTTCTGCCGGAGTACGTGCGCAAGTTGAAGCGCTGAACGAGATCCTGTCCGCCGATCCCGGTACGATGACGGACGAAAAGGCAGATGCCATCATGAAGGCGCACGCGCCGTCTCATACCGGAACGGTGACAGGAAGGTTGGACTCTTCCCTTCCGCATTACTCCAATATCTCCAAAACCGATCCGATCGCAATCGTCTCTGAAAAGGTTGCAATCGAAGCCACCGTGATCGAAGAACACCCTGCGATTCCCCACAGGGTGGAATGCCCGCAGTGCAAGCAGATGATCGAAACCTTCGGGATCGAAGGTGCTCGCTTCTTTATCGAGCACGAATCCAAGACGGAGGATGGGATCGGCTCCGACTGCGAGCAGTCGGAAGAAAGCATTCCGCCTGTCAAGCCCATTCCGACCAACGGCTTCAAGCCCCATGAGCTCGCGCAAATCCAGAACGCGGCTGTCGAGAATGGTGCGGAAGCCGCTCGGGTTGCCGCTTCCAACGAGCGAGGCGAGCAAGTCCGCCCGCTGACCAACCACCTGAAGAAGTCGCTAGTTCCGAGTCCTTCCAAGCTCGTCTGGGAGATTGCAGATCAGCTGAAGATTTCCAATCCGACTTGGCAGCGCAAGGACATCATCAAGCACCTTGAATCCAAAGGGATCGCGCATTTCACCGCTCGTACCCAATACCAGCAGTGGCTGAAGGCAAATCGGGAATCCACCGCGAACGCAGCGCTGGCGAATGCCAAGAAATAATCCTTCTCGCGCTATGTGCAGGTTCTGCTTCGTCATGTACGACATACTGGTTGTTCAGTGTGTTGTAGAAGATGGAGCGGGACCTTCACAGCATTATCTCGAATACCATGAACGACGACCGGATGAGCGGTGTCCTGGTTCGGGATCTAAATGCGTAGACGCGAATGGAACCGCCCTCCAATAACCATTTTACGGCTTGGCCCGGTTGGGCTTATAATGCCCGTTAGAGTTCATTGAAAGGATAACCAATGCCGCATGTCAAGAATCTTGGTTCCGGGGATATCGGAGACATCCAGCGATTCCCGGAAGTCACGCCTGCGAAGATCAACGAAATCGAGCAGGCTCTCGCGAAGAAGAAAAAGGTCACTCTCACGCAACCAGCACATGACGACAAGAAGCCGCATTTCATCGTCATCCATATCGGAGAAGTGGAAGTTCTCCGCGTTCGGAAATACTAGTGTCCGCAATTCTAGCAATTCTTCTCCTAGTTCTTTACCGGAGATCCCGTCATGGACGAACTTGAGCTCCATATGCAGCAAACCTGGGATCACTACGGTGTCCCGGTTGCCTGTTTCAAAGAAGAACTCCAGACTTGGTACTGGAAGTCCGAATGGGTTAACCACAAGGGCAAGAGGAAGGAAATCGGCGTCCTCGCATGGAAGGGGATCGGAGTAACGATCCAGGAAAGTCTCGACAAGAAGATCGCAGCTGTGCGCGCCGCCACTACGCCAGAAGAGCGACTTGCTTTGACCGAGAAAGCCAAGAGGCTTATTCAACTCATCGCCCTCTACCTGTGGGCGATGGATAAGGCGACCGGGCCTGCATCAAGTCGCAGGTTGATGAACCAGGCTTCCAAGGCAGAATCTCTTTCGCGATATCTTGCGCGAGAAGGGAACCAGGACGGAGCGTACCAGCAGCTCCAAAGAGCGCGCGAACTCCGGAAGGCGGCTGGAAGTGATAATCCGGTGATGCCAAAGAAGGAACCTGGGATCATTGACCGGCTTCGTCTCGAGTTCGCCAAAGTCGACGTAGCTGGCAAGCTCGCTCCGAGACCGCTCTACATTGCGGCTGGAGAAGCAATCGGAGTTCACCCTGGAACCTGCGCTGTCCAGTACGCAAGGTGGAAGCGCGAGAAGGCTGTATGAACCTACTTTCATTGAATCTCCCGATGGGCAGGATCTTCCTGCATTTCCGATGCAGATCGCATAGTAAGCGGTCTGGCATGGGGTGCTCCAAGAATTCCGGACATGACGGTCGGTGCGATTTCGAGACTGTCTGTATCTGCGGTCAAGCCTTCTGCGCATCCACCAATCGTCGCATTATTAAAGCCCTGCCTGCACCGGCATTGCAAAGCGTACCCTAACCAGCCCGTGGGCCTGCCAAGGGCGCGCAAGGCCGTTAAAACAGGCTTAGGTACGTAGGCCGTTAACTGTATTACGCTGTTACGGAGGCTGCAATGGAGCAGGAATACATGATCAAGCCGACGATTGGTACAAGAAGTGAAGGTTAACCAGGAGAACCAGCAGTACGCCATTTGGATCTTCTGGGTGGTCAGCGAAGCGGTCGTTGTCTGGGTTGCACGCGGGATCTACGATAAGCGCCGCCGACACGACATGCAGGTTCCGAATCACGTTGAGTTATACCCATCCCCTTTGAGGATCCAATGGCCTTCCAGCAGATCAAAGCTCAAGATGCTCGCGGAGTCTTTCGCGAATCGATGCTACACGATCCTCGCTACATTGGAGAAGAGAAGTACGACGGGGAGCGAAGAATTGCGCAGTTTGTGGAGGGCCGCGTTCGCTTCACTGGCAAGCGTCCTGGAGTGGACGGGAACTTTGTTGAGAAGACTGAAAACGTACCTCACCTGAATACGTTCATCGCCAGTAGTGGTCTTGATGGGACTATTCTTGATGGGGAGATGTGCCTTCCCGTTGGCCACAGCTACCCGATAAAAGAGGGTCAGCCTCAATCTAAGATTGTGACATCCGTTATGGGGTGTACGATTCCAGGCCGAGCGGAAGCAAAGCAGAAGGCCCATGGGTGGCTCACTTATCGAGTTTTTGATTGCCTCCAATACGGATCGGTGGACCTTCGGGAACACCCTTTGGAAGTCCGAAAGGCGTACATCCCTCTTATCCTTTCGATCTGGAACAAACCTAGCGCGCAGGTAGTTCCTTACTACTCGTCCATTAGTCAACTCATTGAAGAAATGCGGTTGAGTAAGAAGGAGGGAGTGATCGTTAAGTGGCTTGACGCTCCCTACGGCGAGAAGAAGCACTGGTGCAAGATCAAGTTCGAATGGACAGCCGACACCGTTGTCATGGGATTTGATCCTCCAGAAGAGTGGAGTACCAAGTCCGACGGAACTATCTCGCGAACTGAGTTCTTCTTAAACGGCTGGATCGGGGCCATTCGCTGTGGACAATACGTTAACGGGGTTCTAACCGAATGCGCCAGCGTGTCCGGATTTCCCAAGGATCTACGTGAAGCTATGTCTAGACTTCCTAAATTCTACGTCGGGAAGGTGCTCCGGATCAAGCACTACGGTAAAGAACCGACCGGGCGGTTTCGGCATCCGCAGTTCGGGGATTTCAGAACGGATAAAGATCCCAAGGATTGCATTCAAGATCTGAACGAAATTTAGGATCCAAATGTCGCAATTTGGGGTTGCAGAAAAGCCAACAACGGTTATATTGCAACCTACTGAATTACCAACCGGGCCGCGAGCCCAACGAAACACGAAAGGATCTACCATGTCGAAGACCCATGAAGGAACTCCCGTCGCTGCTGCTCCCGTCCAGACCGGCCCGTCGGAGGCCGAGGCGAAGAAGGCGGCGAAGAAGGCCGAGAAGGAGGCCGCGAAGGCGGCGAAGGAGGCCGCGAAGGAAGCCTCGAAGGCGCAGAAGATCGAGGCCAACGGCGTCGTCCGCCCCAAGTCGGGGACGAAGACGGGCCGCGTCTGGGAGATCAGCGATGAGCTGTCGGCGGCGCTGAAGCGTCCGGTCGAGCGCAAGCTCGTGATGGAGGCCGCCGCCAAGGAGAGCATCAACGAGGCGACCTGCGCGACTCAGTACGGTCGTTGGCGGAAGTACCACGGCCTGAAGGGGCAGCTCGCAACTCCTCCCGCAGCCGCGCCGGACGTCACGCCCGCTCCGGCGTAGATCCCGCGCTAAAGATGAAGTCTAGCTTGGCTAGCCTGAGAGGCTAAACCGGAAGCTAGTTTGGATGGGCTGGAATCGAAAGGTTCCGGCCCATCTTCTTTTAAGGGTCTACAAAGCCCTTTACTCCAAAAGCCTTTTGCCCCATAATAGGTCTCATGAAACTTCCGAATGCGCAGCCCATTTCGAAGCAAGAACTTAACCCGGACGGGAAACTCGTAGTCCACTCCGTATTTGGAACAATCCAAGGGGAAGGGCCGTTTGCAGGGGAGCGATCCGTTTTTGTCCGGCTCGGCGGGTGCAACCTCCAGTGTCCGCTTTGCGATACGGACTACACTGTAACTGGCATCGCAGAGAATCTGATCGAAGTTGAGTACATTCTGGAATCCATCAAGGATGAAGCCGATTCAGAGTTAGTTGTTCTGACTGGTGGAGAGCCCTTTCGCCAGAACATCCGCCCCCTTGTCCACAGCCTTCTCCGGGCTGGGCACCGGGTCCAGATCGAAACCAATGGGACACTCTTTGTCGACCTTTGGAGCGGTCTTGAAAACCACCTCCTTTTCGACCTCACGGTTGTTTGCAGTCCCAAGACGGGGCAAGTCAATCGCGAGCTCCTCCCGCATGTCGACGCACTGAAGTACGTGCTCCATGCGGACTACGTTGATTCGGAAGACGGCCTACCCTTAACAGCTCTGAACCATTCGGCTTTTCCGAGGGTCTTCCGACCGCCGAAGGGATGGGAATTCTACGGAAAGATCTACATCCACCCGGTCGATTCTGGCGACCAGGAAGAAAACAAGCGGCACATGAAAGCCGCTTTTGATTCGGCTGTTGCATTCGGCTACACTCTCGGCGTCCAGATGCACAAAATCTACGGAGTTCCATAATGGAAAAAGCTCTCGTTGTTCTTTCTGGCGGTCAAGATTCCACCACCTGCCTCTTCTGGGCGAAACAACAGGGGTGGGAGGTCCACGCGGTTACCTTCGACTATGGCCAGCGGCATCGACTCGAGATCCAGTCTGCTTTGCGGATCGCAGAGCTCGCGTCCGTAAAGTCTATGGAAGTCGTTCGGCTGGGAGCGATTCTGGTCGGGTCCTCACCACTCATTTCTGGGAACCTTCTTGAGCAGTACAAGGATCATTCGAGCCTTCCGGGAGGGCTGGAAAAGACCTTCGTCCCCATGCGGAACCAGCTTTTCTTGACTGTAGCTGCCAACCGCGCAGCTGTTATCGGGGCAACGCGCCTTGTCACCGGCGTGTGCGAAGAAGATTACGGAGGATATCCGGATTGCAGGAGAAACTTCATTCTGGCTTTGCAGGTTGCCTGCAATCTCGGAACCTTTACTGGCGAGCCGGGTGCTCCGCAACCGCTCCAGATTGAAACACCGTTGATGAATCTGACTAAGGCACAGTCGGTAGAGTTGGCGATGGAGCTTCCAGGGTGCTACGAAGCTCTTGCGTACTCCCATACCGCTTACGATGGTATCTACCCTCCGACCGGGAGGGATCATGCAAGTCTGCTCCGTGCGAAGGGTTTCGAAGAAGCCGGAATTCCTGATCCCCTTGTGCTTCGTGCATGGATGACCGACGCAATGGATCTCCCGAGTACCGTGAACTACGGGCAGGACATCGTCAAGAAGTATGCGGCTCTTCTTGGGAAGGTGTCGTAATGGCCGGAGTTATCGAGGCGGTTCGCTACCACGATATCTCGGTCGGCCATCGTGTTTGCAGACACGAATCGAAGTGTGCGAATTTGCACGGGCACAACTACAGAATCCATTTTGTAGTCCAGCAAGAGAATCCCGAATCGGTAGACGCTGTCGGGCGGGTTCTGGACTTCTCCGTGATCAAGTCGAAGTTGTGCATGTGGCTTGAAAACCACTGGGATCATAAGTTCTTGATCTGGGAAAGAGATCCTCTCGCTACCATTCTAAAGAAAGCGGATTCGACCGTCATCTGGAGCTCGTTCAACCCGACGGCTGAAAACATGGCGAAGTTCCTGGTCCAGATCGTCGGACCTGAGCAACTCCTTGGGACCGGGTGCGTCCTGGTCGCTGTCAAGGTTGAAGAGACCGCGAAGTGCGCAGCAACCTACTCTCTCCAAACGGTGAACTCAGGTGAGTAAAAAGATCGCTGCAAGGCTTCTTATGGTCTCGGATTCCGTAGAGGCGATAATCGAACTTCTTGTCCCGAATCCGACCCGGGAAGGTCTAAAGGAGACGCCACTCCGGGTTGCGAAGGCGTGGGGAGAATGGCTCTCGGGATACAACCAGAAGCCCGAGGATGTCCTCAAGGTCTTTGAGGACGGAGCGGAAGAGTATGACGAATTCGTCATGGTCCGCAACATCCCATTCTACTCCCACTGCGAACACCACATGGCTCCGTTCTTCGGGACCGCGACTGTCTCGTACATTCCAAACGAGAAGATCGTTGGGCTCTCCAAGCTTGCACGCCTTGTGGACATCTACGCAAAGCGGCTCCAAGTTCAGGAGCGGCTTACCAAGCAGATCGCAAACGCCATCGAAGAGCATCTTGCTCCGAAAGGCGTTGCCGTGGTGATCAAGGCTCGACACTTTTGCATGGAGTCGCGCGGTGTCCACAAGCAGGGTGAGGAAACGGTTACGTCGGCGCTCCGAGGCGTGATCAAGAAGGACCCGGCTGCTCGCATGGAATTCTTCCAACTCGCTGATATCAACGGAAAGTAGACCATGGACATGGAATTCAAGGTCGGTTCTGGTGGATTCGTTAAGTACGTCGACCATATAGGGTCGGACGAATCTCTTGTACGAACCGCACGCAAGTCGACGACAAGAGGCTTTGTGTCGTGGGAACCCTACTTCCGGTGCAAGCACAAACTGTGCTCCGCCTGGAAGTTTTTCGTTGAACCTGGGTGGCGCGACTATTCGACGGCTTCATGGTCCACCGGACTTACGCACATTCATGAGAGAGGGGAATCTTTTCCTCGAGGGGATCTCGGTATCTTGATGTATATGATGGAGAACCGGCATACGTCTCCAATCGAATTCGGAGAGATCATCTTCGACCTTCGGATTCCGATGGACATCTGGAGGCAGGTGGTTCGGCATCGTACTGCGAATGTCTCCGAATATTCGACTCGGTATTCGGAAGCCATTGACGAGATGGCTACGACGGCTCCAGACGAGTGGCGCACGCAAGGAACTTCCAACCGTCAGGGAAGTTCGGGACTCCTTCCAGAGGAGGATGGAAGGGGACTTTCAGTGGTAGAAGCCGAGTTTCACGCAAGGGCTCGAGATGTCTATAAGCACCGGCTAGAGCTCGGTGTCGCAAAGGAGCAGGCTCGCAAGGATCTTCCGCTCTCGAACTACACCGAAGTCTTCTGGAAGATGGATCTGCACAACCTCTTCCACTTCCTGAGTCTTCGGCTAGACCAGCACGCGCAGAAAGAGGCGCGCGACTTCGGACAAGCGATCGCTTCAATCGTGAAAGAGTTATTCCCTCGAACTTACGAAGCTTTCGAGGAGCATAAACTCGGGTCGGTCACGTTCTCACGTACGCAGTACAACGTGCTCGTGAAACTTCTCAAGAGTACGGATGGCGGGATCAGCTTTACTGATCCTCTCCGGGTCCAAGGCCATCCTTACTACGGAGATGAGAAGAAGTCCGAACGGGCGAAATTCCTCTCCAAGATTGGAATCAAGGAGTAGACGCTACACCGATCTAGCATAGGAGTCCGCCGAATGCGATTGTATCTAGCTGGAATCTTCACTGCCGGGTTTCACCCGTTCGGAAGTGCATGGTCACGGTGTACGGATCAGGAACGCGCGCAGCGGAATAGTGCATCCCACCTTCTCGAATCGTACCACTACTTCAAGAGCCCTACCAAGATAGATCCCATGCGGCGGGAAGGTCGCAAGATGTTTCTGGACTCCGGGGCATTCTCTGCATACACCAAAGGGGTTGACATTGACCTCCCGGCCTACTGCGAGTTCATCAAAGCCAATCTCGACATCATCGAAAATGTTGATGGCTGTCTGCTTGCTTCTGTTCTTGACGGCATCGGTGATCCCCAAAAGACCTGGGAGAACCAGCAAAGAATGGAGCGTCTCGGAGTCAAGCCCCTGCCTTGTTTTCACTTTGGGGAAGACCCACGGTATCTTGATTACTACGCCGCGAACTACGAGTATATCACCATCGGTGGTATGGTGCCAATCCAGAAGCCTCAACTCTTCACATGGCTGGATCGAATCTGGGAGAAGCACCTTTGCGATGGAGCTGGCAGGCCAAAGGTTCGTGTTCATGGATTCGGACTAACGCGAATCGATATGATGCGGCGTTACCCGTGGTTCTCCGTGGATTCTTCGTCATGGGTGCAAGTGGCGCGCGTCGGTGGTATGCAACTCCTGGACGGAGGCATGGTTAGCGTTTCGGAAGAAGCTCCTTCTCGCAAACAGTTCGACCGCCACATCGATACAATGTCCAAGGAGCACCGCGCAGCACTGGAGAAACAGCTTGTGGAAGCGGGGACAGACCTCGTACGTATGCGAACAACTTACCTTGCACGCTGGGCGTATAACATTTGGGCGTTTGAAATGATTGGACGCGACCAGAAGAAGCAAAACGACGTCTTCAAATTTGATCAGATCGGACTTTTCTAAATGCTTGAGACTCTCAAGTTTGTCGGATCAAGCGTCGCTAAGAAGGACTACGTCCCGAGTCTGACGCACTTCCGTATTCAGAATGGAAGGATTCTCGGCTACAATGGGCGAATTGCGATCAGTAGCCCTATTGACCTGGACCTAACCTGTTCACCACAGGCCGTACCTTTTATCAAGGCGATCCAGACAAGCCGTGACGTCGTTCAGATGCACCTGACTCCTGGGAACAGACTTGTGGTTAAGTCTGGTAGTTTCACTGCACACGTCGCTTGCCTACCAGAAGGTCCAGACGGCTCCTTCCCGGATATCTACCCCGAGGGCGAAACCGTTCCGATCGAGGGGTCTGCATTCGTCGATGTCCTAAGCGAGCTCGAGCCCTTCATCAGCGAAGACGCTTCCCGGCCCTGGTCGCAGGGGATCCTTTTGCGCGACCGTAGTGCGTACGTGACTAACAATGTGATCCTGATACAAAAGTGGATTGGGATCTCTTTTCCGGATCTTAATATTCCAAGAGAGGCAATTAAAGAGCTCTCACGGATTGGGGAGACTCCGGAAAAGATCCAAATTGGAAGGACCTCAATTACGTTCCATTACGCATCCGGGCGATGGCTGCGCTCCCAGATGCTTACGAACGAGTGGCCGAACGTAGAAGGATTACTCGGTGCGGAATCTGCCCCAATCCAGATTCCTGAAATGTTCTTTCAAGCACTTGAGGACCTGACGCCGTTTATTGGGGAAGAAGAAAGAGTCTTCCTGAAGGCGGCTGCAATCCTAACCCATGAGGATACGGAGCTGGGCGCATCGGTTCAATGGGACATTGGATCGGATTGCGGGTGCTACAACCTACTTCAACTTCGTAAGATCCATCGCGTTGCGAAGCAAGCTGACTTTACGACGTACCCTCGCCCGATGCCATTCTTTGGCGACAACCTACGCGGTGTGATTACTGGAATGAGGTAGGGTGCGCTCCGATTCGATTGGGATGTTCTGGACCGACGTTCAGCGCAAAAAGGGCGTGCTGAATCGCCTGCGACCTCTTGCACCTATTCCGGACACTGGCTGGACCCCTCCCAGATCCTTCCCTAATCTTAGGTCTGCAAAGATCCTAGGTATCGACATTGAATCATACGATCCCGAAATTGAGGATCGTGGACCAGGATGGGGTCGTGGTAGGCCAGACAAGTTCCATATGTCCGGGATGTCCATTTCTACCCAAGACGGATACAAGTGGTATTTCCCGATTCGACATACAGTCGAGAAGGAGTATAACCTCAATCCAGAGCAGGTCATCGCTTGGGCAAAGGACACCCTCCGCCACGACGACCAGACAAAAGTCGGCGCGAACCTTATCTATGATATCGGTGGTCTTCGGGAAGAAGGGATCCATGTCCGTGGTCGACTTCTCGACGTCCAAATGGCAGAAGCTCTTCTCGACGAGCGGTCGCTCGTCCGTCTCGATAAGCTTGGCGAGAAGTACCTTGGAAGGGGGAAGCTTCAAACTACGCTTTTCAGATGGTCGTCTGACTCCTACGGTGGTGCACCGACTCACGAGAAGCAGGCCGAAAACATCTGGAGGAGCCCTCCTCGACTAGTCGGCCCGTACGCAGAAGAAGATGCACTCATGCCTTTCGAGCTTCTTCCAATCATGTGGGAGAAGCTGGCATCCGAAGGTCTCACTGACCTATTTCTAATGGAGTGCGATCTAATTCGGCTTGTTGTGGACATGCGCTTTAAGGGCGTGGCAGTTGACGTAGAACATGCGGTCCGGCTAAGGGATTCGCTTACGCAGCGAATTACAGAGAACCAGTTAAAGCTCAATGAGCTTGCCGGGTTCAAAGTTAACGTCAACGCTTCTGATTCTATCGCGAAGCTTTTCGACAAGTTTAATCTAAAGTATCCGCGGACAGAACCAACTAAGAATAAGCCAACCGGAAATCCCAGCTTCCGAAAAGAGTGGCTCAAGAGTCATCCGCACCCGATGGCTCAAATGGTCATGGGGGTACGGAGACTTTCCAAACTCCGAGGGACCTTCGTTGAAGGGTATATCATTAACGGGAATACGAATGGGATCCTTCACGGATCCTTTCACCCTCTTCGGACAGACCGGAATGGTACAATCATTGGCCGGTTTTCGAGCTCGCATCCAAATCTACAGAATCTTCCTATCCGGGATAAAGAGATCCTTCCGGACGGGTCTGTCGAGAAGCTCGGTAAAGAAATCCGATCAATCTTTAAGCCGCACGATGGCCACAAGGAATGGGTCAAGTTCGACCTTTCCCAGATCCAATATCGCGGAATGGTTCATTGCGCGACTGGACCGGGTGCAGAAGCCGCTCGCAACCGGTATCGCAACGATCCTCTGACCGACTTCCATAAGTGGGCCGTTGAAGTCGTGCAGGCTGTCTTCGCGAAGAAGGTTGAGCGCGACGCCGTTAAAGAGCTGAATTTCGGAACGCTCTTTGGGATGGGCAAAGCAAAGTTACTCGCGCGTCTCGGTGGAGCACTCAAAGAAGCTAAAGCATTCATGGAGGCGTACCATGCCGGAGTCCCCTTTGTTAAACCGACTATCAAAGAGATTTCGGCTTATGCCGAACAAAACGGGTTCATCGTTAGTCCTCTTGGTCGCCGTGCTCGTTTTGATCTGTGGGAGCCTAATCGCAAACGGGGTGAGGACGATGGGGAAGAAACTCCTGCTCTTCCGCTAGACCTTGCACTCCGTAAGTACACCGACATCCGTAGAGCGTATCTTCATAAGGCACTAAATCGGTATCTCCAGATGCTCGAAGCCGATTGCATGAAGAAAGCCATGTGGCAGCTCTACACCGGCGGAGTATGGGATCAACTCGGCGTCCCAGTTCTACAGGTTCACGATGAACTCGACTTCTCCCATGCTGGCGGATTTGAACGCGAACTTGAGGAGACTAAACGCGCCATGGAGACCGCGGTTAAACTCACCGTCCCAATCCTTTGCGAAAAGAAAATTGCGGCCCATTGGGGCGCGTGCTAATCGCTGGTTATAGGGCGGCGCATGGCCCTAGCCAATTAAACAACCATGTAACCGTACCCCTGCAACTATACTACCTTGTTACCAAGGAGAACCAATGGAAGATTCAAAGACGCCAGAAGTAAACTTCAAGACCACTACGGACCTCGTTGCTTACTTCGAGGCGGATTCCTGCATGAAGCACTGTATCGCTTCTGCCCAACACATGGGATCTATTGGTCAGGAGCAGATCCAAGCGTTCTTTATCGTTCAGGCAACCGGGTTCCAAAAGTTCATCCAGGAGCTCATTCGCAGGAACTCTTCTGGAATCCAGGTTGTCGGAGCGATTCCAAATGGCGTCAAGCCTCCTGGAGCGTAGGCAACGCAAATAGGGCCGACTCCCGAAGGAACCGGCCCTATTTGGTTATGTCCACAAGAAGTCTAACAGTGCGGCGTCAGGGTGAACGGCCCGGAGGTCGGGTAATCCGGAGATGCGCCGGATGTAAAGATCACCTTGATACTGTAGTAGTACCGTCCAGGCACAGTTGAAGCGGTGTCGCTTTCGTTCATAGCAATCTGAGCTTCCCCGAGCGTGGCCGAAATGATACTAATATCGCCATTCAGTAAACTCTTCTGGAAAATCAGAATGCTGGATGGGAGCGGTCCCATTCGAACCGTCAAGATAATGTCTTCGACATTATCTAGATTGATTGGCGTGGTGCGATCTGCCGAATCAAGGTACGTCCAGCCGATCGGCATCCCAGAACCGCACGGTCTTACAATCGGCGTTGCGGCTTGTCCAGGCATCCGGTAGACTCCATAGATCATCGCGATATCTCGTAGACCGAGAATCTCGTAGTGGGGAAGAAAGGACTCAACCGATACGATATCTTGTAGACCAAGAATATCGTTGAGCGGCTCCTGGAACGGCGGGAGCGTTGTGGTTACAGGAGGCTCTTCCTCCCTTAAAAGAAGAAGCAGGAAGAGATCGTCTTCGTCCTGCTTATTCCAAAGGAAGTTCATCCTTTACCTCAGTTGGACTGGTAGAGCCGAAGGCAATAGTCGAAGAGCTCTCCGGGTTCCGTGAGCTCAGGCGAAAGCGTGTAGACTTCCGGGTAGGTCGGCTCAAGGCGAAGAGTCCGAACCACCAGGGCAGAGCACATAGATGCGTGAGCACCTGAGAATGCGGTCCGCCACTTCAGGCCAGCCTTTTTCGCGAGGTCGTTGAGCCCTGCGCAGATGTCTGCTTCCCAATCGTACGAGTATCCGGTGTATCGCTTGATCGATTCTTTCAGTGCGGCGGTAAGATCCACTTTGGGATCAAAGGTCGCCACTACCTTTCGATTCTCAAGTGCAAGGCCGAACTCGGCGAGCTCCAGAACCGGACCTCGGCTATCAGCTTGGTAGACGAGCTGCCCCCATTCTGATTCGATCAGAAAGAACGCGTGGGAAACCTTCGCGCTCGTAATCTTTTCGATTACCTGGGAGTCGAGATCCGAACTTGTTGAAAACCCGATAAGGATCTTACTCATTGGCCAGTGCCTCCACCAATGCCATCCGACGCATGAGTGAAGTACGCCGCGATGTCCGTATCGGCTTGCGCAAGGGTGGTTCTGGCAAGGGTAAAGGTTCTCGTCACAGGGTTCCCGTTATCGTCAAGCCACGACAAGGTGAGAGTATTCATCCCGGGTCGAGGGTCGACAGTGAACGTAGCTCCTGACTTATCGTCGATTGCTTGCTGAGGAAGAATGGGCATTGGAGTCTCCTTATCTAGAAAGGAAGGTTAAGGGTTCACGGAAATGAACTAGATCGATTGGAGGCGAGGCGTCGCACCCGACCCCCATCAGGGACATTGTGCATGTGGAGCTTGGGCTGGTCAGCAAGATCTCCGCGAATCCGACAGTCCAACTCGTTGGAGTGGCTGTGTTCGACGCGCCGATCGTCACGGCAGATGTCCCCGTGCTCCACGCGTTCTCATTCCATAGGATACCAGTTGCCCCGGATGTATTGTTATTTGCAATGGTTGCTTGCGGTGTCGTGGTTGGAGTGCGGCTAGTTTGATTCGCGCTATCTACGCCCCCACCTAAGAGCAGACTTCCCTTTGCCGCCGGAGTGATCGTAATCGCCGCCGGACCCGAGCTGGTGGCCCCACACTGGAAATTCGCAGGCAACGTTTTTTCTGAATAAAGAGGTGCAACTACGAATATTGTACTTGAGATCAGCGAGGTCGCAGTGAATGTGGCAGTGACCGTCTTGCTTGAAGCCTGACTCGTTGTTACTGCGCACCACTCGTCTACCAATGCAGTCGTTCCATTCATGCATGGGGCGCCGAAAACATGCTGCCAACCCGCACTCGTTTTGGAGATTCCGCTATCGGAAATGGCGACGCTAGAGCTGGTAAGTCCGACGCCTTGAACTTCCACCATTGCGCATAGAAGTTCAGACGGTGCCGACGTTGATCGGCTGGGGGAAGTCGTATTGGTGGTTGCTGTCGTAGTGCTGTGGCCCGGACAACTCGGAATAATGCCCGAGCTATTATTAGTTGCAGTTGGGCACCAGACGGGATCTACACCCACGTTTACAGACGCGTCGAAGATCTCTACGGGATAACCGGACCAAGTTTGGGTTACGACGGCAGGACTAGCAGAGGCAACCAGGCTGCCTCCGGTGCCAAGAGGCGAAGTCATTAGCCACAGCGCATGAGAATTTGCGGCATCGAGCACCTGATAAGTCACGGTCCCGCTAATTGCCGTTCGTGACGTTGCGCTATGCGAGTCGGCGAACCCAGCAAATGAATAATTATTTGCAGTCGTGAGTCCGCTAGGGTTCGCCGTCGCTGTAGTTCCCGTGTCGGTTCCGCCCTGCGCTTTCCCGATTGTCGCGGGAGATCCAAATACCAGCGGGACGCCAACTATATCTTGCACCACTCCGCTAGTAGTGGTGGCCGAGAAGTTACAAGTGACTCCCGTTAGCGCAGACGACGTATAGGCGAAGAACGAAGCAGAGCACGTTGGTGTAGTGGTTGAACACTCAGTTCCTACGTTGCTAACCGAGACGAGGAAAGTTCCTGAGCCTCCCGTGAAGGTTGGCGTTGCGAACGAGATTGTTCCAGCCGTCGCAATAGCCATCACGTGGATCTCAATCAACTCAATCCCGTTCATCGCGGCGGGTGGCGCGGTCGAAAATGAAGACGTGGAAGCGGTGGTGGTGGTGCCCGATCCGAGGATATTGCTGGCCACAGGACACGATCCCGCCCCGGTTGGGCAAGCTGACGTGTCGAACGTGAGAGCTGCGCGCGCGGAGCCGGAGCACAGGAGCAGTGCCAGGAGGATCTTAACGGCACGCATACATTCCACCTCCGCTCACGTTCGTAGATCCTCCGACGGCTACACAGACATTCTGCGAAACGGTCGCTGTCGCGTTAATCGGGTGGCCAGCAGAAGGGGCCATACCACCTCCAGCCGCGAAACCCATCGAAGCCGTCGTATTTCCCCACATGCCGCGAGGTGTTCCGCCAGCGCAGGAGGATCCTGTACCCTCGATAATCGATACGAGCTGAGCAGATCCCGACGAAGAATTGACAAGCGTTAAAGAGCAGATATAGATCTGTTTCCCTGAGCAAAGCGGAATGATGATTGCGGTGCTCGCCGTTGAGAAGGAAAATGGAGTATCACAGACGATCGCCGTCGAGGTTCCGTCAGACAACTTGAAGGATCCAATTAGGGCAGACCCCGCAACCAGCCCGATCGTCCCACCAGTCGCCTGCATAACCGCTGAGCCAAGAGAAGCCAGAATCGCCGCGAGAGTCGTCTGCGACGCAGCCCCCGTAGGCAACGGCTGTGCAGCTCCGTTTGGTGACAAAGAAACTGTAGTCGCCTTGTCCCCGGCTACAGGAGTGGTCGAGCCGGGCTGAACTTTCGCCGTGTTCGTACCGTCACTGGTCCCAACCCACGGAGTCGCGTTCGCAGATCCTTGATTCGCGTTTATCGTCGTCGGCGGCGTGAGGGCCGCGAGCTGGAGCGCCGTGAGAACAACAGGCCACGACCCCGCAGCTAGGGCTTGTCCCTGAGCTGGGATCTTGTCCGTGTCCGTCTTGATCGCGGCGAGGTTGCCTCCGGACTCGAGAGCGAGCAAAGAAGTATTGAGATTCGTGCCCGCGTTGGCGGTGAACGCAGTGTTGCTGATCGAGCCGATTGCAGACGCTCCTCCGCCAAGGATCACGGTCGGGTTGACCGCGAACGCAGGCAACGTTCCCGAGATACCAAAGCTCGTGTTGCTGATGCTGCCTCCAGCGATATTGAAGGAAGGCGTCGATGCGAACGGTGGCAGTGTGCCGCTGATCCCAAAGGCGGTGTTCCCGATATTTCCTCCGCCGAGATTGAACGTAGGTGTAAAAGCGAATGCGGGGAGTGACCCGGTGAGCGATACAGATCCCGACACAGGTTGCGGAGTAGTCCCTGTTGGGTCGATACGAACCGGATTCGTCAAAGATCCCAGCGTATTCGATCCATCGTAGAGTTGAACCTTCGCCGACCCGTTGGTAAGAGTGGTGTCCGTTGTAGCCACCGGAGTACCGCCCAAGAATCCCTGAATCTGCTGAATACCTGGAGCGTTGGTTGCAACTGCGACTCCTGTGGCCACAAGGAGTGCGCCAACAACTCCGGCCAAAACGGCTTTTCCATTCGTCATTTAGAATTCCTCGACAAAGCCGGTTTGACCACCGTCAGCAGAAAAGATCCAGATATCTTGGGAAGTCGGGAGGATCCGGGATTCTTCCCCAGATGCGATAACTTTCCCGGTCGACGCATTTACGCCGTTGTCGTATCCGTAGTAGATGGGAGATCCGGGGCCAGATCCAATGTCGACGCTTATCCGGGCAATTAACCGTCCGGACAACCCAATCGCTGGGACCTTAACCGGCGTGTTCGCGGTTAAAGGACCCCAAGCCGTTAGTTTCGCAGCGGTTGAGAATGGTGTCGACATTTGGCCTCAGTTAGAAGCTAAGCGACGGGCCGAAAACGAGACGAGCTGCAACGTCCCCGATAAAGCCCTTCCACCACCCGAAAGACGCATAGCCATTCAGGACGCTTGCGACAACCCCGATGGATACCTGTTGCGCGACGAAGTCCACCCTTCCGCACGCGTTCAAACCAACCGAGTACCACTGGCCCTTCCACGCAGTCGCATTGTAGCAGAGCCCCGGTTGGAAGGCTCCTTCAACCTTCTTTGTATGAAGATTGATCGACGTAACAATGACCACCGCGGCTGGTTGGAAACTGAAGACGCCGACGGTCCCGCCGAACGAAGTCGTCGTCACCGGTGGAGTATCGGACGATGCGACCTTGGGCAGAACCGGTTCAACCTTGACAGGATCCGCATGAGTCGAAAACGATAGAAGTAGTGTGGCAAGGAAGATCCCAACCAGAACTGGGATCAAGGCGAATCCATTTGGAGGAGTCAATGTAGTCCTTCCGGACCCAAGTTCGATAGCCATCGGGTGGCCACTCGGAACGGCGGCAAGTAAGGGGAACTTCAGTGGATTCTCGGATTGGGTGTCGTAGTGCTCAGCAATAGAGAACCTCGCGCACACCAACTTCAGCAAGGCAAGGATCGCCGGAGTGAAGGTCGTGGGGTGCTCAGTCACCATCGTGAAGATGGTCGGCGCGAAGGCAGACGCGATCAAAATCAGCATCGTCTGATGAGCAACCAAGAATGCGAGAAAGCCGGACATAGAATCTCCTTTGAAGGTAAGTGATCGTCTACTACTTTGGGAAGATTTGCAATCCTATTCTGGATCCTGAACAGGAGTTGACCACAACGCGCATTCGGCTTCCCGGCGGTTGATCAAACCTTGGCTGACCTTAAGCTCGTGAGGCGGCGCGGGATCCGTCTCTTTGTTCCAGAGACGAATGTGGTCCGGGACTTCCGAAAGACTCCCGGCAAGGGCGAGAGCTCGCGCGGAGCTCGTCGCGAACCTGCGAAGTCCAATGTTGTACGCCAGGATCACAAGAGCGCTGTACTGGTTGTCATTCAGTATCGCGCCGCGCATAAGCGAATTGATCCCGATGCAGAAAATCTGAACGTCTCGGTCGTACGCACGGTCTGCTTGATCCTGGGTCCAAACAAGCCCCATAACAACGTCGGGTCCAGTGTGCCCGTACCCGATTGTCCAGACGAGTTTCTCGTCTTCATAAGCCTTGAACTTGCAGTCTTCCAGGCGCTTCAAAAGATTCTTTGCACGGTCTGTGAACGTATTCACGATTCACCAGGTTGCAAACGGGTTAGCCCTTGGTTATACTTTTACCAAGAGGTGACACATGCGCTTTCTAGTTCTTGTGACGCTAGTTTCCTGCGGGGTCTCTACGCAACTCCAAAGTTCGGCCAATCCTCCGGATTCGGTATGTTCCGAATTCTACTGCCCTTCTGGGTTGATGGAACTCAATGCTCAGTTCCAACCAGCGGAGTGTATTTGCTACTGCAGTGATTCGCTCCCGCCAGTTGAACTAGATAACCCACTTCCGGTTACGCCACAAGGAATCCAAAATTCCGAATTTCTTTGGAGGACCTTCTGCGGTTAACTGGAAGGAGTTGTGGTTCGGTATGAGAGCATCTTGAAGTAGTCAATCGCGATGAATTTCGTTCCGGCACCAGTTCTGGATCCCACTCGAAAATATGGGGTGTATCCAACATCCAGGAAACCTGGAATAGTTGATACCGGATACCCGATTGTCATTGTACTGTCCGGACTAAAAAGGGTTCCTCCAGTATCCCCGCTTGCGTTCACCAACGCGATTGTGAACGCGTACCCATCGACAAGGTTGGAACGGCCAACGGCTTGCATTCCGATACGGACATGACAACTATTCGTGATTGTAGGCCCGTTGAACCATGTGCTGTAGGCAGCTCCGGATCCTGCTTTATCGTGTCCAAGGGAGAACTTGGTTGCATTCACCGTCGAATCAAAAACGGCTGCAACGTAGTTGTTTGGAGTACCGCCACTGGATAAGGATCCATTATCCCAAAGTCCAAATTCAACAACTAGATTCGTCAGTGAGCTTGGGAACTGGAACTGGCATTCGATATAAGGCTCAAACCCTGCCCATCCTTGCCCAGTTGTGGTGAAAGCAAGCGATAAGGCTTCCCAGTCGCTCGCAGCAGAAGCTGCACAAGTGACTAATGCAGAACTGTCCTGGACAGTTACAGATCCCGCATTCGTTCCATGCGATGTAACCCACGGCCCACTCGTCACTAATCCAGTTCCAGGAAAATCGTCAAAAAAGAGTCCGCGATTCTGAGCATCCGCAATCCAGAGACTTTCCGGAGTGATCATAACGTGGTCTATCTTTGCCTGCGCTCCGGAAACAGCCGTGCCCTCTTGCGTAAATCTCCAGTCGAATGTATGGTGTCCTTCACGAAGAATGTCTGACGTCCATTTCCCGCTCAGCGGAATCGTATCACCTCGCGGCTGGAGAGGGGCAACAATTGACCCGTCAATGTAGAAAGAGAGTATATCTCCGTTCGTATTACTCGCAAGAAGGTTAAAGAAAAAACTAACCCGACTTGGAGAAGTGATGTAAAAATCTAGCCCGAGGGATGCAACTTGCGACGCCGCTTGCCCTGAAGGTCGATCAGCGCTTGCAGACCCTTCAAGCGGTGTCGAAGTAGAACGAATGTACCCGAGGTCTGATCCGTACCGACGAGATGGAGCAGACCATGCACCTGAAGGACTAGGAGGCGGAAAGGTTGCTGACTCGAATTTTTCAAGCATCGCTCCTGAATTCAAAAGCGAGTTGAGGTAAGCTGTCCGATCCGCCAACTGCTGAAGTGAAGTCGCGATCGACGCGCCATTTAGAACGTCGGTATCATCTGGCGAAGTGATTGCCGGAAAAGCTGTGGGGTCGTCGACAATAGGATCGGACATGATCTTTCCTAGGGAGTCCAGTAGGTAGGAGCAGGCGACGTGTTATCGCCCCAAAGTGTTTTCGTAGTTGCCCAAGTCTTGCTGGTCATCGGACCGGGGTATCCCCAAAGAGATCCTTCGCCACTGGTGGGGATAACGATTCTTACGCAGGTGGAATGCGCACTCTTCCATTGACGGATAAGCGACGCAACCCGCAGAGCCTCAGACGTTCCATTTGCGGGAGGAGTTCCACCCCATGCGGTGGGGTATGGAGTAAAGATTACGACTGCGAACTGACTCCAAAAATCCTGACCCTTACACTGCCATCGGACAGATCCTTCGTCCGTAATGGAGCCGACCGATGTCTTCCAGGTTGGTTGTGTAGTTCCGGAATTCCCTCCAAGAGAGGTAACGTAGAAGAACCCGTTCCTTGGAGAAGGAACTAGTACGTCTCCAGGATTCCAAACCGCACTGATTGACCAAGAAACTGGATTCTTGAGCGGAGACATCGGTCCAAAGTAAGACCGTGGGCTTGGAGTAACCACAAGATTCTGGTTTGCGTCAAGGGTGTACCATCCACCAAGTTGCTGGATGATCCCGACGTTCGTATAACCAGCGTCGTAGAGAGCCCGCAGAACCCCTTGGTGTGTTCCAGCGTAGGGCCAGACAGCCCACGCATTCAGAAGTCGGACAGCGTACGCAAGATCAGTCTCACCGGGATTTGCGTAGATGCCGCGTTCTTGCCCAATGGCAGTTAAGGCGTCTGGAGGAGCTAGACCTGGAAGCGGAAGTTTGGACTTGATCGAAAGACGAATACGAAGCGCAAGATAGTCTTTGACGGCTGCGAACGCCATCGAAATCGCATTTCCAACCGGTTGCTGAGTTTGCGAAGTGGCAATAGACTGATAGTACGTTTGCCATTCCGAAGGAGTTAGCTGTTGAAAAGGGATCCCAGACATCTTAGACCGCCGTAAAGATCAACGAATTGGTCAACGTTGCAACTTGACCAAATGTCAAAGCGACGTCGGCCGTTCCGCCATTCAGCGTAAGACCTGTAATGGTCTTAATCGAAACTCCTGGACCACCACCCGAGGATCCAACTGCCGCTCCGATTTCCTCGTAAGAAACCTTCACCGAACCAATATTGTCAGGTCCGATTTGAATTGGCGTAAGATACGCGGCAAGAGACGCCGCGACCGCGTTCTGGATAGCCGTTAGAGTAATTTTCGAGGCGTAGTAGAACACGGTGCCTGCAACCGTCATGACGGCGTTAGTTGCTGAAGCGACCGAGATAGTTGCTGGCATTGCAACTAGGGGAGTAACGTAGGCCGTGACATCAGTGACCGCCTGCGGAGCTACTGCACCCGCTGATCCAGCAAGGTAGATATCGATCTGGCCCGCAATGGCTGGATCCGGCTGGGCAAGTGCCTTCGTGACCGTTGTTGGGTGAGATGCCGATTTCTCCGCGAGGGTCGCCCACAGCTGATACGTTGCCGCTGGGGATCCGCTTCCCAGAGCGGGCCACCGCTGCGTGCATCGAAGCATGTAGGCTGCATCAAGTTCTGGGTCGGTGCCCTGGGACGTAATCCAGGATCCAGAACCCGGATCCGGATTGGATACGGTTACACCAGGGAGAGTTCCGGCAATGATGGAGGTAATAGACCCGTTGCCGACGTTGAAGGCAGATCCAGCGGACTGTGCAGCAATCGAAACCTGCAAAGTTCCATTTTTCGGAAGCGTCCCACCAGTGAGGTTTGAATAGAGTAGCCCGCCAGTGGATGCGAACCACATGGACCCTGGAGCGATCGTGAAGGGTCCGGCGCCCTGAGCGTCCGTGAGGGTTTCAAGACCCATCGTGATCCCAACAAGGTTCCCGACTCCCAAGCGAGCTAGCCCGTAGAACCCGTTACCGATCAGATCCGCCCAGGATCCTGAAGCGTAGTTCGTGTATCCGCCAGCGGCAAGAGCCGATTGCTGCGTCGACGAAGCGGCGAGTGCCTGCGCTTCCGTCTCAACCAGTTGACGATAAGAGGAGGCAGGCCCCCATGATGTAATCGGCAGGCTGGGAATCGCCAGGGCGAATGTAAACGTATCGCCAATTACGAAGCTTCCAGCGGCTCCCACCGGCCCCGAGATAAACGTAACCGTCGCGCCAGTGGCACCAAGTACGAAGGTTCCGGTGGTTGCCGGAACAGTCTGGCCCGTCGTAAACGTCGCACCACCATCTAGCGAATACTGGAATAAAGCAGTTCCAAGTTCTCCGCTGGTGGTTATATTGACGATAACCAGAGGATAGCTACCCGCCGGTGTTCCGGATAGGGCAATGCTTCCAGATCCCAAAGCGACTCCGCCAGCGGCGGAACCACTCTCTACGACAATTCCAAGCCCTTGCAAGGAGCTCAGAATCATCTTCCGCCAGTCATCGACTGAAGGAGCCGCAAGTAGTTGCGCAAGAGTAAGCGGCATTAAGTCACCTTCAGGATTTGGAGTGTTACACTCGTTGCAGCAAGAACGAACTGGAACGGCCCGGTGCCAGTAGTACCATTGATCTCAATGGTAACCGTCTGCCCTTGAAGATCAGGGAAAGGATCCGAGACAACGACACTAACATCCGAGGTCTGGACAGTGTCTTCGCGATCAACTTCCCTCTGAATATCCGACTGCATGGACGATTTGACTTCGTCTGTTAATGTCTCGTTCAAGTAGTTCAGTACATTCGTGCATTCTTCAGGAGCCCAAGACCAGGCGCCTCTGTCGTTCGAAATTCGACGACATACGCGTTGACAAAGTCCAACATTCCCGGCCACTAATGTGCCGAGTGGATCAAAATCTGGGAACCCGCCGATGTCTACGCCAAGATCAAGCATTAAGGGGAATCTCACTCTTAGTAAGAAGACATGGTAGTGTCGCCGGTCAGTACGTCTCTAGTGTATTCCAGCCGTAGTTCAGATACACAGACGTGTTGGACAGTGGCGTAATCGTTGTGAAGGGGAATGCGGCAAGCCACACGTTGCTCGGCGGCACAGTGGATGGCCCTGCATACTGGGTTCCGTCGATGCTGCACGAGATCGACGGGCTCGCATGTCCTGCGGGGATGTAGACTGAAAATGTATGGTAGTTCGTATCGGCCGCCACACCGGTATTGACGCAGTTATAGTTGGTGCCGTTTCCGGCGCAGCATTGATAGTTCGCACTGACGGCGGAGTCATAGCTGATACCAGCGAATTTGCACGCCGACGATGTGGATGTAGTGACACCGGGAGTAGCATTCAGAAATGTGCAAGCCGAGCCCGTTGTAGCGCCAATCGCTACCCACATGCGCGTGAACGCGGTAGTTCCGTTTCCTAGACCAGCGTATTGCGTATAACGAGGGTCAAAAGAGAAAGAGGTGTTGTCTCTGTTTTGAGGAGCGATGCCTGTATATTGGCCAGCCGAAGAACCAGACTGGACAAACATCGTGTTGACATAGACCGAGAAGGTTTCGTTGTTTCCGCTAGACCCGATTGTCCCGAGCAGCCCCCAGTTATTAGAGCTTCCGGCGCACGTAAATCCGCTTGAACTGCCCAGATCGCTCTGGGAGATGCGGCACATCTCCCACTGCTTCTGCGCAAACAGCGCGGGGATTGTCGCAGGATAGACGACACCTCCGTCGCTGGCGAGCGCCGCCCCTGCGGTATAAGGCAGCGACGCCGTGTTCGTTCCGCCGTCGGCGATGGGATTCACGACCCCTGACGGAATGCCTCCGTCCGCATAGCCGGGCGCGTTCTGCACGAACGCCCAGACCTGCGAGCAGATCGTCTTCTGCTGCTTGGTCGACAGCGGCGGACCGGAAAACCCTGCATCTGGATCTGATGTCCACGCCGTATAGATGTCAGCCGAGAGCGTGCCAACTCCGCCGTCGCACGTCGCGTTCCCGACCGGCTCGGCCTGCGCGGTGCTGCCGCCGACGACGAGCAGGCCTACGAGCAGCGCGCCGAACACGAGAGCCGCGAGAATCCGATTCATGCTTTCACCTGCGTGTTGCCAGTTGGGGGGCCGATTTGAGCAATGATTGGATACGGGCCTGCAGTGCCGATAACTTGATCGCCTTCGCGCGCAACTAGCGCACCAGCCGCTCCAAGGCTTACGGAGCTTGATCCACTCCCAACCGTAACAGTTGTCGCATTAACCGTTACAGTATCTGCGGTTAAAACTAACTCCGAAACGCTTGACTTCTCCCAGACAGTCGCAATGCGATTAGAAGGATCACCATTTGCGAACTCCAACAGAACGCGGGATCCTGCTTTAATCGTTGCAGTTACTCCTGGAATCCCGTAAAAAATCGGAACGTTGGAAAGAGGTGGGATCCGAGGATCATCTGGTTGAAGCTCAAGTGTTCCATCGCCGTTCTGAAACACCACCTTGCACTTGTAAGCCGCAAGATAGTCCACTTGAGTGATAAGAAAAGATCCCATCACCTTACGGATGAACTTCGTAAGCCCGGACAGTTTTCTGTCGAGATCATTAGGCATTAGAAGTTCTCGTAAAGAATAGAGGTCTGGATTCTTCCGCTCGAAATATTGTGCGTAACTACGGAGACCTTTAGGTTCTGTTGATCTTGAATTCCGGTGCTGAACTGGAGGATTTCTCCAGGCGCGATATCCGGATCGTAAGACCCGATCATGATAGAGGAGTGAGATGGGTCCGACTTGAGGTAGGCTGTGTTATCAAGATTAACCACAGGCCAAGTCTCGTACCCTACCCAAATCGATCCGTCGGGGACTACTCTCCAAGATGGGGTATTCGGGATGGAATCCAGGATGGCAAGGAGTGCGGAACTCCCCGGAGAAGCGAATCTCACCCATCCACCATTCAAGGTGTAGTTCAAAATTGCGGGGTCACTACTTGCAGAAAGGCTTTCGCCACTGTCTGTTAAAGCGTCGGCCAAGGGGATGCGCGCAATAACCGGGTTGTATCCCTTGGCTTGTACCAAGGTTCCCAGCGTTCCCATACCGCCAACTACCCGGACCCGTTGACGACCTCCTAAATCTCGGCCAGACTGAAGACTAAACGCCCCCTGCCAAGTCTGACTTCCGAGAACGAATTCAGCCGTTCCAGAAGGAGCGTCAAGAGTCGCAACTGAAAGATCAGCGTGCCAAACCCCGATTCGAGGGAAGGTGACGGATCCGTCGTAGACACCGACTCCGTTAAGAGTACACTGAGCCATTTAAGGCTTAGCTTTCGGAGTTGTCGGAGTCTTAGGAAGAGTAGAAGTCGTGACGGTTCCATCTGGATTCTGCACGTTGGCTGCACGACTCTTTAGACCACCGGCCCCTGCTGCGTTCTTCATCGTAGCGAGGTATTCAACGCACTCGATATCGATCGTCATTAGATTATTGACGATATCAGGGATGCCTACTCTCGTGACAAAGATGTCCGTAATCTTCGCCAACCTCATTGCAGGGTGGTCGACTGATACGGCTTTCGGTGATACCGCGGATGTCGGAGCCGGAGAGATAAGTGGCAGGAATCTCTGCAACCACTCGAATTGCTTCGGTGTCCAGATATGGATCTTCACCGAGAACTGCGCGTAATCGTACCCGTAGAAATTGAACAGAGCGCCAGAATCGCCGGGAGTCTGGTCGGCTGAGAACCGCTTAGCCCTCCCGCCTTTTACGATCACGTAACCAGGCGCACGCATCTTCGCCATCTTGATCGTATTCCAAGGCGAGAGATACGAAGGCCAGGGGGCGCTCTCGTTGTCCGGGAGAGCGGACCACACCGAAGCAGGTACGTTGGCGATTCCAGGATCCCAAAACGGGATCCCACTCGAGGAAGGGCTCATTTTTGATCCCCTCCGGTTTGATCATTCAAGTGGTCAAAGAACTTCTGGACGATAACGTCGATCGTTTCTTTATGCGCCTTATCAGCCTGTTCTTGCAAAGCCTTGTGGTCGTGCCCGTTCCCATGAATATGTAAATGAGATTCGACCTTAATCTCGTGCTTTACAACTTTTGGGGAGTCTTTCGATCCTGGCAACGGCGGGAGAGCGGGGTAGTCCCGCAGTAAACCCCCCTGAGGAGTTGGCTTTTCCGGGTCTGGGGTCGTAACCATGTCCACGACGCCCGCTGCGACGTTAAACGGGTGCGGAACCCACGGAAGTAGATCGTACACCGCTAGAAAGCGTTCGATTCCCGTAATGGATCGGGTAAGAATCGCATCCAGTCTGTCAAAGAAGGATTCAACCCGCGCAAGTCCACTACCCCCATCGAAACTCTTAAACATATCTCCGAATAGATTGGCGATATGCTCAAGTTTTCCCTGGACTTTAGAATCCTGAAGAGCTATAACGAGATTATCAAAAGCTCCCAGGAATTCCTTCCAGCCTTCAGATTGGCCGAGTTTGCCCAACATTGAATCGATGGACGCATTGAAGCGCCCCGCGATTCCGTCAAATGTTGTCTTGGCTCTTTCAAGGGAGGAATTACCGAGAGCTCCGCCCTCTTGATCCTGAATGGTCTCTTTCAGCGCTTGTGCGCCCATCTGGCCGCTGATGTACTTATGGGAGACGAGCCAGTTCGCCTGCGCAACGGAAGTCTTCTTCCCTGTGGTTAACTCAATGTCTTTTGCAAGTTTTAACCACAACTTGCTTTCGTCAACGACGCCGGTGAGGGTGCCTTTGAATGCGCGAATATTCAGGATTGGCTGGGAGAACATTTGCTCGTAAGCTGTCTCGAGCTTACCCGCTTCCCCTCCCATAACTTTCATGTCGCTGATCGAAAGCGTCAATGCGTTGGATTCTTCTTTCGAAGCTCCAATGTTCCCGAATTCTTTCCCTTGCTGGAATAGTTCATCCGCAGGGCGACCCATTTGACGGGACATTTCGTCGAAGCGATTCGTAGCCCAATCCGCCCCTTCGGCTCCAAAGGCATGGCGGAACCCAAGTCGGCCCTGCTCCCGAACACTGATAGCCGGGACCATACGATCCCACGTTGCTCGTAGAGCATTAAAGAAGGTGCCGACTACACTTTCTGCGATTGAGAGGGATTTGCCAGCGACGTAAGATCCTGCCGCAAAGTCAAGAATGTCGTAGCCGGATCCTTCATCCTTGACCTTCTTCCCCTGAATAACCGGTCCCTGCTCAAGCTTCTTCTTAAGCTCTAGAGCTTTAATATGCTCTAATGTCATTTTCCGAAGGGCGGCTTCTTCCTTCGTGGCAGCGTCCGTTTCGGTCTTATGCGCTGCAATCTGATCAAGACCGCGTTTACGGGTCAACTGCCTATCAAGATCAAAAGCTCTTGAGTGTGCAACGCCCATTGCGCGGAGAGCTTTTTCGTCCGCGGCGGTAGTATCGCCAATTTTGAAGGAATTCTGACGCTTTTCCTCAGCCGCTTGCCACTTCCAAAAACGCTGCTGACGAATCTCGCGCCTACGCGCAACCGCATCTTCCTTAGCGGTAGCATCGTCGATTCGGAACTTCAACTGCTCGTTTTCGATCTGACGCTCAAGCGAAGCTTTCTTATTTAGAGATTTTGCTGCATCGCGCTCATTCTGCTTCAGCATTCTATCTGCGCGAAGTAGATCCGCCTTCTGGCTGGCGGTTGGCGGAAATACTCCGCCAAACGTCTCCGTATTCACTTTCATACGGAGTTGCTGAGCCTGCAATTTCCTGATCGCAGCCGTAAGCTTGTCGATCGAACTCTGGGCTTCCGCCGCAGGTCCGCTCATCTGGTTTTCGAGCTTAACTAGGAATTCAAAAGCCATGAACTCCTCATAAGCCGCGAAGGGTTATAGTTACGAGTGCGTCAGCTAGGAGCGCAGCTCCTAATTTCGCAAGTCGCCGAGGCTTACCGAGCCTGAAAGCAAGGAGAGCCCGACTGGCGAGCATCGGGTCTCCTTTTGCCGCTTTCAGAGATCGCTGAAATCCACCATCTCTGCTTCTTGGTCCATGCCGCCGAGGATCGCGATTTTGTCGGCAAGCGTCTGCGCAAGCGCAGGCTCTCCGCCTTCGATGATGCGATCACTGATTGCCGCGCCGTCCGGATCAACGCAATTCGCAATGGTCAAATTCTCCATTGCAGCCTTGTTCCGCTTGGGATCTCCAATCGCTTCACGGAACGAATGCCATTGCTGGCGAGTCGGAGAACGGATCCAGAACTCTTCTCCGTTTGCGACAACGAGCCCGATCTTCCGCTTCGGGTTCTTTGCTTCGAGCTCGGCCTTCTTTGCACGGCGTTCCGCCTTCTTCTGGTTCTCCGATGGAACTTCGTCCGGAAGTGCCATCGAAGAATCCAGGACCAAAGGCGGGGTCTTTTTCTCATCCGACATGGTAGAGCCTTTCTGTAGGTTACGGAGCGGCACCGGCAGACGTTGCGATGCGGGAGAGGGCTCCGAATGCGGGAAGACCGTTCACGAGCGCGTACAATGCTACGAACGGAAGGTCAACCGCAAGTGCGTCACCGGATCCCGCGCTGATCTTGTGGGCGTCTTCGGTGAACCGGATTCCGAAAAGTTCGTCCTTTGCGTCCGGAAGAAGCAAAGGCTGGTGTTCCTGATAGGTCACGGTTCCAAGAATCATGGCTTCCATGAAGCCAAGTCCAAGAGCCGAGATAGTCAGGGCCAGGAAGTCGAACTCCGAACGGTACATAGTGACCCGTCCAGAAACGTTGTAGACTCCGCGAGTGAAGCCGATTGCCTGCGGAGTGAACCCTCGGACTTCGACCGGCTTCAGGCTCTGGTTCCACTCGAACTCAGAGCATCCGATAAATCGGACGCCGTTGAGAACAAGTTCGATGCTTGAAGCATCGAATCGCGGACCAGCGCCAAGCGGATAGTTGATCGGATTGGTTGCCATGGTTGTTCCTTAGGCTGCCGCCTGAATGGCAAGCCCTTGATTGGTGAATCCGATGTCGGCGTTGACGAAGAGAACATACCCGACCGGGACGACTCGGATAGTCGGAAGAAGCGTCTGGGTCGCGAGAAGGTTGTTGGTGCGATCAACCTGAACAACGAGACTGCTGATGTTGCTGCCAGCCCCATTCAAGATGGTATTCGTCACCCAGCTCTCGATCTTAACAGCGTCCTTGCTGCTGATCGTCCCGTTCGGGTTGACGCGAACGGAGGCATTCAAGAACTTCAGGAGTCCTTGGTACGCCAGGGAGCAGACGATATCCATCACCCGACCATAGGGCCAGAACGAATAGTCGCTTCCCGTCGGAGCCATGATGCGACCGGGTCCGGTGATATACGCGCCCTGCTTCCCGGAGAGGGAGGTTCCAGTCAGGAACCGGCCCGTATCCAAGCCAGGGGTTGCGAATTCGTCGCGAGTAAGCTTCACGACGCCAGGAAGAGATCCCGTATCGACCCGACCGAGTGCCTCAGACGGGACGACGCATCCGGCACGGGCGATTGCCTGCCAAGCGATCGAACGGCTCTGGACTCGTCCATTCAGCGGAGAAGTCTGGGTTTCGTACCCAGCCGCAACGGAAACTCGAGTCGAAGCCGCATTCGCATACGCAGCCAGGATCGCGGAGTCCGTATCCTGCGGAGTCTCCATCATGAGCCGCGTCCACTTGTTCATTCCCGCCGCACCGGACAAAAGAAGATCCAGTGCAGCAAGAAGCGTCGCTCCTGCCGAAGACGAAGCAGGGGCGCCGACAACGTGGATCCCGTTGCCGGGAGTAAACCGCTGATCCGCGATCAACGCGTTGAACCCGGCAGTGAGATCACTCGTCGTGCAGCTTGCACCGGTTGTCACGAACGTGAAGGTGTCCCCGACCACGTAGGTTCCGGCAGCGAACGCGAGGTACATTCCGGTGGAATTGTACGCTCCGGTCTTGTTCTGATCCACCCCGTCCGTAACAACGAAGTTGCCAGAGCTCGGGATCAGGTACGGCTGCGAAGTCGTCACTCCGCCATCAAGAGAGATGGTGAACATGCCGACGCCACGTGCGCCGCCCGTGGTAATGGTGATAACCACAGAATAAGCGTCGACGATGCTGCTTGCCGAATGGGTCACGTCCTGGGCGTCGCTTCCGGTATTCGTGACAGTTCCGGTGGTGGCGATAAAGAACATGTCCCCGGTAACCGCAGTACCAGCGGCGAAGGCAAGCGTCGTGTACGAGACGCCAGGAATGATCACGGTGGCAGCGGATACCCAAGGAGATCCGTAGGTGACTCCACCATCGACCGAGGTCTGCCAAGTCGACGTTCCGACGGCTCCACCGAGAACGCATCGAATCTGGAAAGCCGTGGCAGGCTTCGCAGTGACCGTCGGTGCAACCGATCCGGTTCCGGAGTGGCTGACAGCTCCAGCGGTTCCGTACGTCGAAGGATTGACAGGGACGAGAAGGAGGTTTGCCGGGCGGACAGGTCCTGATCCGCCCGCCGTGATCGCAAGGGCAGCCGACTCGGCGACTCCTCCGCCGTTGCCAAGTTGCTTGACAAGAGAGTTATTGTCAGCTGCCGAGAGGACCGTGTTCAGCAGGCCCAAAGGCGAGCAACCGAGCTTGGCGAACGAGCTTCCAGATCCGACTCCAGAAATGCCGAGACCTTGGTCTCGAACTGTCACGTTGATTGCAGGTGCGGTCACGGGTTACTCCTTGCTCGTCAAAGAGCTGGGATGCGTGCCATCCGGAAGATGACCGCCGATTGAAATGTTGTCGACTTCCGTAAGAGAGTCCGTAAACGCCTCTTCGGTCATCATTGGCCACTCATCTTCCCACTTGCCGGAAGCCTTCGCGCCCGCAAAGAGCATCTGAAACTTCTGCTGCTTCAAGCGTTCCGAGTGGGCGGCGATCTTCGCGACTTTGGGGCAAAGGCGCGCATACCAGTCGGTAGGGGTCCGCTGCACGGCCTTTTCCGCAACGGGCGCGGCAACTGGGGCCGCAACAGGGGCAGGCTTTGGGGTAGGCGAGGAGGGTTGCGCGGTTTCGGTGTCAGGCATGGAATTCCTTTAGACAACGACGATAGATCCGTCGGCAAGAGGTCCGATTTCGGCGGTCTGATCGATAGTCTCGATTTCGACCGAAACAGGGATATTCGGCGGAAGCACTTCATTTACCGCCAAGTTCACAGCGAAGTAGGCGATGCACCTGTGGCCAAGTGCCGCTGCCTCTGTTCCTGGGTTAATCCACTTCTCCCCAGAATAAATGTATCCGCCAGGAAGGATGTTCTGCATCGCTGTAACCACAGCGTCAAGCAAGAACTCGGTTGAACTGTATTCATCAACCGACGCGGATTCGCCGCCCCAAAGATGGCAATCTAACGAGAGTAAGCGCGTACGAAGAGCGCGAGGAACAAAACCGCCGTTAGCCGAAAGAGCGTCCTGCTGATCCTTACTGACAGACACATTTGGTCCGCTCGCTTTGCTTTGGTTTGGAACCCAAAACACACTCTTTGGGACCGTCTTCAACCTCTTGGGACTGGATCCCAGTTGGAGCGGAGTTGAATCCGGAAGGACGCCAAGCCGGATAAGTTCGTTGTTAATGGCCCAGAGGGTGTCTTTGAGTGCCATTATTTCCGGCCTTTCTTGAAGAGTTCTGGAAATTCAGAAGCAAGTTCTCGGTCAAGAGCAGACATGCTATCTTTCTTTCCGCCTGTACTCTTACCGACACTTACGCCAGATCCGGCTCCAAACTCGAAAGCTGTTTCGTTCTCGACCCATTCTATTCCCATTTCTTGGCAAGCCTTAGCGAAAGCCGTATTCAAAAGAAGTTCAAGTTCAGAGGAGTCCGCATCCTGGTCGGGGTCACTATCGTCGGACCAAGCAGGAAAGATCCTTCTTTGCGCCATCCAGCGAGTACCGTGCTGGTGGAACATTACGTGATCGGCACCTTCGCCTTCTGAAAGGATCAAAAATCCGTCCCTTAGAATTCGAACTTTGATGCTTTTGTAGATACTCCCTGATTTCCCGCCAAGTAGAGCTGAACGGCCTTTAGCTTGATCCTTCGGGCGTACGTAGTCCGCCCATTGGTCGCCATTTGGATCCTGTTGCTTCTCGAAATTCTTAAGGATCACGGCTTTGGCAGCGGCGGCGGATTTGCGGAGAAACTGAGTCAGGAACTTACTTGTATCCGAAAAATCGCCGAGTTGGTCGGATAGGTGATCTAGCTGCTTTAGAGCTCCACTGAACTCTCCAAAAATAAACCACTCGCCGGACATACTACCGCCAACCGCGAGCCTTCGGCCGTGCAATTACGATCGAAGGATTACCGCCTTCGCGTGTCTCAGTTCCAGGAATCTGTGCTTGGCTATTCGGCTGCGTATAG